ACGTGTTTCAGTTTCGTCACATACCACCCAATTATTGGTTTGTGTTGCATTGATAGAATTCATTTCCATTGGTTGTTCTTCTTTCATTGAATCTTCTTCTGGCAGAACAGCATCAGCACTGCGCGCGATCCACGCATTACAGGTTCGGGCTGATGCGCACTTAAAATCAAACACTTCGCAGTAGCCAAGATCTCCAGCATCAACTGCATTCCAATCATCTGACTCCCCAGACAAGCCACCTTCAATGCAGGACTTCATGCTGTCGGTGGTATCAAATGCTGCACAGTTACCACATAATGTGGTCCGCGCTTCGTCAATAGTTGTATCCCAACTGTCTGCTTTTTTTTGCCAGAAAGCATCATTTGGTTCAGCAGGATTTAGTGGTCCGTATGACGCAACACGAATCGCTTTACCGCGATTGGTAAGGTTTACTTGCACATCTTGTGTAGCAACAGGACAGGCATCACCTTCCATAGCATTTGTTTCGGTCATAGTATTGCGAATGTTATCAAATGAAGTTAATGATTTGCGACTATCGTCCAATTTTGCAACGACACGTTCTGCATATTGCATTGCTAATCCGCGTCAGGTGTAAGCGTTGAAACTGTTGATGTTCCTGCTGCTGTTATGCCATAGATGGTTTCGTTAATAGGCAGTTCAATTGCTATTGGTGCGTTCGCTAAACAATGAAAACCAATTGCGCTAGTAACAGCAGAGTTGCCAATATAAGTGCTTGCACTTGGGTGGATATAGACAGTTCTGTTTCTTTTACTGGCTGCAATCAATAATGTTGCTGCTGTTGTAACTGATGTTGTTGCTGATTTCATAATTTCCTTATGTTGAATATGTTGATTGTTATTTAGGCGGAACGTTATCTGTGCCAAGTGTAGGAAGATCGCCACCCTCAACACCAGCCATAGGTGCGCCAGCAACACCCAGAACAAACTGATCACCCCCGTCATACGGTTCACGATTCTCCATAGCGCGCGCTTCATTAGGTGTAAGTGTTCCCGACATAATCATTGACTGCTGTGCGCGTACACGGGTACCAAGATCTGCACGTTGAAACTCATCAGCATTGAAACGAACGCGTTGGTCAATCGGTAACATTTCTGACAGTGCATCTTCAAGCCTTCTCATATAAGGCAACAAAGTGAACCGCACAAAGTTAATACCAGCAGATTCAATGTTCTGATACGTCTGTGAATCCCCACCAGTTCCGTTAATCAAATGCAATGGCACACGATAAGTACGCGCAATATCACGCACGATGGCTTCACGATGTTCAAGCATTTGCATATCGGCAGCCGATGTTGTTACTGGTTTCCATTTCAAACCGTTCGTCAATACGGCAGGTCTGCGTCGCTTATAGTGCGCATCTTCCCAAGTGTCACGCAATACTTCCGCTGCATCTTTAGACATTGCCTGTTCAGTTTCCAATACAGATGATGGCGTGGCACCTTCACCATAGAACTGAGCCAAGAATCTGTCCATCGCGATAGACATTCCAATAGTGTTGCGTTGCGCTTCCAATGGGGAAATCGGACGCAAGCGATCTGGAAGATCTAACCAAGAAACTTGACGTATGTATTCCTTGGTCATTCGTGTCTTGTTGTATGTGTAAATCATTTCGTCATTATCAATGGTGATAGCCACAGACTTTGGCGGAAGGTTGCGCATCTCAACAGGCAATCCATTAGAACCGATAGGTGCATAAATAAAATCAACACCGTGTAAAGCAATCATTGCGCAAGCCTGATGTATGAATTGATACATCGTCTGGTGTGCATTTGGTTTAATGAATACAGATGGCGTAGATAGTTTTTGTATTCTGCCGTTTGTATCTTGCACAAGTTCTAATGGCATTGATGCGATTGAATCTGCGATTAGTGTGACGCTCGCGAGAACAGCAGACGATGCCATCGCGGTCACTTCATCAACGATCTCACCTGAATAGTTATTGAATGCTGGTCGTGCTGTTACCTGATATGGATCTATGGAAATAGGCAACGCGCGTCGTTCTGTTTTTCGCCAAACACTCATGCTGATAATCCGCCTGCCAAGATCAGAAGTATTCCACCCACAATGAATGCAATCCCCAGAGAGAATACAGCAATACCATACATCAACGCTACAAAGCCAACCACTTCAAGCAATGTGCTGAAGATCATTCTTGGTTCTGTAATCTTTTGCGTAAGTTTTCTAATCCCAAACATTCAATACCTGTGGTTCCGTTCCTGTGCGTGGTCGCGAGTTCGCACGATCCAATGCCATCACCATAGCAATACACGCGTCAATCTTGCGCTTTGACTTACCTTTAGATAATCGCCAACCGTTCTCTGTCATACGTTGCGCTGCTGACAATACCTGATCTGTGAACGTTGGTGAACCATCATGCGCAACACGATTGGACACTATGAGTTCGTAAGCATTGCCACAGGCAGGAATCATTCGTGAACTTGTCTGCGGATATTCAACCATTGGCAAACCATCATCAGAAAGTATCTCTGCTGACCTTTGGAAATACGCTGGGTCATAAGCAAACTCTTGAACGTTGAAGTTCAAATGAAGATCACGCAAATGCAATTCAACATCGGCAACATCAACACCCTCGTCAGATGGCTGCCAAATCTTTGACCGAATAGCGAACTTTCCCTCATCGTTTTTCTGTACGCACACGATTGCTATTGAGTCATGCTTCAATGCCATGTCAATACCCACATACGTTGGGCTATCTCTGTCAAACTCAACTTCGCATACTGACTGTTCCCACGCACCGATAGGTAGCCATGATTCTTGCGAACGTACCCACTGGTTCAAACGCCAACGACGGAACGCCATCTCCGAACTCTGCTTCGTAGCACTCATCAGATCTTCAGGATCTAGCAAGCCTTCAGCGACGTTTGGGTTTGATATGTGCCATTGCCTTTGATCGTCAATCTTGCAATCTGCCTTTGCTTCCCACCACCAGAAACCAAACGCGTCGTCATCAACTTCTTTTGCTGAAACACTTTTGCCGTATTGATATAAACGACCACAAACAGAATCAAGGTCATATCCTGCTGTCGTAATTGAAACAACCAACGGTTCAAGACGCGCACCAGAACCAAGAGTCATCTGATCGTACAAGTCTGCTGTCTGTTGGTTCCACAACTCATCAAACAAAACAAGTGACGGGTTCAGTCCAGCCTGACCGCGAAACTCTGATGACAGTACGCGAAACACAGAACCAAATCGTGGCATCTCAATAGCATCGCGATAAACGTTGCACTCTTTTGAAAGAATGGGTGAGTTCATTATCTGTGCCTTTGCTTCACCGAAGATGATGCGCGCCTGCTGACGATCACCAGCCACCGCGTAAATCTCTGCACCTGCCTCACCAGCAACCATTCCGTACACAGCGATGGCAGAACCTATAAGTGACTTGCCTTGTTTGCGTGGCAATCCAATTAGCGCACGACGATAACGCAAGCGACCATCTTCGCGACGTTCATATAAAGAACGCAATAACCATTTCTGCCATTCAGTAAATTCCAATGGCAAGCCTGCACGAAAACCTTTGAGCACCGTGAAATGATCAAGCGCAAAGTCAATGATCTCGTCGCCATCAGTAACCTTGTTTTGCCTAGGCGTATAGAAGGCAGGTTGCCACTTGGCTTTAGGATCTAGCGCGTTTCTGCGCGATGCGTTTATTGAGTTCTGCGAATCCACCTGCTGTCGTTCCTTCCGATGAAATGTTACCGCGTTCAGTAGGTGAGAAACCTAAGTCACCCAACAAAGAAGTAATCAGACGATCCAGTTCGCGCAGACCGCGACGGTCACGCCAAGCGGAAGGATCAGTTGCGACACGCGCACGTAACAACATTCGTTCGTCAATTAACTCACAGCAGATCAACATCAATTCGGAATCCACAGTTGGCTTTAACCAGACGGCACCCGATTGCCACATACGTTCCCACAGTTCTGTTCCGTATTTACCCAATGGTCTTTGTGGCTCAGGAATTTTGTCTGGCTGAACTGATGGCAACACAATGATGTTCTTCGGCAATGCGCGCTTTGATGGATTCCCCAAACGTTCCTTGCGTTCAATCGGTTTCGGTTTCCTGCCTGATCCCTGACCACCCATATCAAATACCTGCCCTTCTTAATGATGTTTGCGCGATGCAATAAAAGCCATGATCCAGATATAGGGCTGATCCGTTTAAGACGCTTAGAACGCGCGAGAGCGCGCGATGCGCCGAGTTGGGCATCAACAAAAACAAGTTAATACG